ACCTGAACAATCACAGCCAGCAGCCACAGCGCCAGACCCAGAGCCAGCAGGTTGACCCGCGGTGCCGCCGGTACGTTGACCGCGGCTAAGGCCAGGCAGACGAAGGCCAGGATAAACAGCACCAGTTTCAGTGTGATCATTGCTCCCTCTCCCCATTGCCGATGAACTCCGGGAACCGTTCCCACAACTCGAACTCTCTCCGAATGAAATCCGTACGTACAGGACCGGCCGGAACGTTCTGCATGATCCAGTTAAAGCGCTGCGTGACAGTGTACTTACCCTGCAGGCAGTCAATGGCATGCTCACAGATCATGGCAATGGTGAGGGCCTTATCAGTCGTCTTCTTCATCGAGTTCGTCCACGAAAGACTGTATATCGCGCGTAACGCTTCTTCCTGGGACGTCGTGCCCGAGGCTGGGGTAACCCGCAATATCCGCCTGCCGCTTGTCGGGTTGTGCGATCACTACCCGGAAGCCTTCCCGCAGCGCTTCCACGAACTCGCCCAGGTCTTCCGATAACAGTTCCAGATGGCCCAGCAGCCTGCCCCCGTATACCATCTCTACCTCTGCGCTGCTGCCGCTGAGAGACCGCATGGAGAGGATGAGGGGCTTTTCCACGGGACTGCACTACTCCTGCCCAGCGAAGTAATGATCTGCTGAACTTCACCCCGCGCTTTGCCAGCTTGCGTATCTCAGCCTTCACGAGAATGGCCCACATGGATGGCGGGTTACCCATATTAGTCCGCGTCGTTCCCTGGGTGGCGTTACGCGCAATGGATTCGACTGGCGCGGACTGCGGAGTATGGTTCATCGAGGCCACGTGACCGCTGATTCCTCCCCGCCATGTTTCAATACGGGTTCGTCATCGGAAGTTGCCGCGCCTTCCGACTATTAGATCTTAAAACTGCGGCTCCGGGAGTGGCGGCTGTTCCACCGGCATATCGTGCATCACCCTGGCCCCGATCCTCTCGTGCTCTGTCCATATGGCGATGATCACCGTTCTCAGTGAGGTGTCGATGCTCAACAGCAGGTCTCTCTCGCCTCTCCTGAGCAGCCGTACCGTGGCGCAGGATGCAATCACATCCTCGATATTCGCTGAGCGGGACGCGATCTCCGTGCCGCTAATGCGGACGTCAGGCGGGTTACCCAACTTAGACATCGTCGTGGCCTGAATGGCGTGACGCGCAGTCAGTCGGAGGATTCACTGGTACCAGTACAACAGCATCTTTAGTAATCTTTAACTGAACCAGTCTTATTTGAGACTCTGGTATTTGCTGGTTTCGTACAAATACCGTCTGTATCCGACCAACACTCAGGTCCGATTTCTTGAAGGTGAACTTCGCGAAGCCTGTTCGCTGTATAACGCCGCACTTGAAGAACGCATCGGTGCCTGGAAGTTATGCCGCAAGAGCATCAGTTTCTTCGATCAGTCGGCGCAGTTGAAGACTATGAGAGCCGATGGGTGCCTGACGATGGCAAACTTCCGGTGCTCCAACGAGGTGTTGCAGCGCGTGGACAAAGCGTTCAAGGCGTTCTTTGCCCGTTGTAAGCGCGGAGACAAGCCGGGTTTCCCGCGATTTCGTTCCTTCCGCCGTTATGACAGCCTTACATATTCGCAATATGGAAATGGTTGCAAACTGCTGAATAACAATCGCGTCCGTATTCAAGGTGCGGGCGAAATAAAACTCAAGTTGCATCGCCCCGTAGAAGGCCGTATCAAAACAGTCACCATCAGGAGAAGCGCAGGTGGCTGGTACGTTTACTTTGCGGCTGACCGCGATCCGAAGATATTGCCCGAATCGGCTGAGGCAATCGGTATCGATGTGGGTCTGACTTCGCTCGCCACACTGTCGGATGGAACGGAGATTGTCAATCCCCGGCACTTCGACCGTTCGGCTGCGATCCTGCGACGGCGGCAGCGGCGAATGGCGCGGCGCAAGAAAACCAGCAAGCGCAGAGCGCAGGCACGCAAACTGGTAGCAAAGACCCATCAAAAGATCCAGAATCAGCGATCTGATTTTCACCACAAGGTCAGCCGCGCTCTGGTGAACCGTTATGGCCGGATTGTCGTAGAGAAGCTGAATATCAAAGGGCTGGCCAGCGGAATGCTCGCCAAGTCGGTAAATGACGCAGGGTGGTACTCCCTCTTTCAAAAGATCGCGTATAAAGCGGAAGATGCTGGGCGCGAACTGATCAAAGTGGACTCTCGTCATACGAGTCAGACATGTTTGTGTGGAGCGCATGTACCCAAGACACTCGCGGATCGCTGGCATAGTTGCCATGCGTGCGGGTTGTCTGCGGCCCGTGATCATGTCTCCGCTCAAGTTATTCTTTCGAGGGCCGGGGACCGGCCTTCAGGAGTTAACGCAGAGGTTGTAGTCTCATACGTTTCCTGAAAAGCCCTTCTTTTTTAGGGTGTGTCCTCGGAGGATTCAAACGACTCAAGGGATTTCTTCTCCTGGCCGTTCATCTGCACGGAAGCCTTGAGCTGATCACCCGCCGCCTTCACCCGGGCATTCAGCAGTGCAATCTCTTCCTTCGTCCGGTTATCCGCCGCGCTGATGTCCTCTTTGCTCGAGATATCGGCGAACTTCAGTGTTTCGGTACTCGAGGTGTCCGCCTGCTTCGTCATCAGACCGGCCTGTACCTGCATCTGGGCGATCTGCATCCGCGTCTGGGAGTCCATCGCGGCGATTTTCTCGCGTGACTGGTTTTCCACCTGCTTCGCCTGGATCATCTGAACGGCTTGCTGGAGCTGGGCCTGCAGTTCCTGATTCTGCTGCTGGAGCTGCTGCATCTGCTGCATTGCCTGAGGCGGTATTTGCGGGCCGTCTTCATCGGCCACACCCGGCGGCCGTACCCGTTCCGCAATCTGCTGCGCCCCCGGCCAGTCCATCGCCTTCACGTACAAGTCCGCGTAGGCAGGCAGCAACTGAGGCGCGGCCTGTGCGAATGCCGTCATCGATTCCACGCTCTCCTGCCGCTTCGTTTCGTGCGACGGACCCATATCCACCGCCAGATCGTAGCGGCCGGCACCCAGATCGTAGAGCCGCATGACACCGTTCTTATCCGGCTTCTGCTGGTTGAGCGTGACCTCTCTCTCGGTGTCGTCCTCGCCGATGATCCGCATCACCCGGCCCGGCCTGTCGTAGATTTTCGGGATCAGGTCCACCAGAACTTTGCCCTCGTAGTTGATGGAGATGGCGAGCTGGTCGGCGAAGTGATAATTCGCCGTGTTCCCCTGTGACAGACGCTGCCGGATCGCGATACCGCTTGTCTCATTCGAGCGGTTGCCCAGCGATGGATCGTACACACCCGTCGTAGCCTTGAGGTGATCGACGGCGCCACCCTCGGCCGCCGATATGGCCTGGATGGGCGGTTCGTACTGCTGTCTCTGCGGGGCCGGGATGAGCTGGCCGCCCACTTCACGGGGCTTGTACGTTAATGCCGCATAATTCTTGACGTTGGCCTGCGACCACTCCGTCTCGTGGTTCTCGAGCTGTCCTTCAGCCGCAATATACGGGGACTTGGGAGCGAGTGCGATTAACTCAGTCTTCGCGCTTTCCCAGTAATTGAGCATCCTTTGCGGATCTTTGGCGCCGCGCACCATGCCCACGTACTTCGTCTTGCCGTCTACGTTGTACTCTTCGCCGACCACCCGCACCACCGGGATGTAATAACCCGGCCACTTCTCCTGCTTCAGGATCTCGGCCCCGCTGATCTTCGACCACGTGACCACTTTGCGCTTCGTCATGCGCTGGTGGGCGATGGGTGCGCCTTCCGGCACCTGCTCGATCGGCATCACCGAGCCGTCCTGCAGCATCACGATGGGTTCTTCGACCTCGTCCACCGTGAAGTACTCGGCCACCCGGATCTTGTTGCCGTCGCCATACAGCGGAGAGTTGTCGCCGATGCTGCGGAAGTCCTCGAGGCTCGACACTTCGGCATCGGGGAACTGCTCTTTGAAGGCATCCTCGGTCAGGTCTTCGATGATGAAGCAGAACTTCGCATCGCAGCAGTCCGGTTCCCGGCAGTTGTCGTCCATGTAGACGGTGAACGGGTTCGGGATGCGGCGGATATAGAGTTCCTGATCGAACGACAGCTCATCCGGGTACTCGGCGATGACGCGGTAATAGCTGCGCCCGGTGACGATGGAGTAGAACCCGGCGTAAGACCGCACGGCGGGAGCGTTCGACTGCCGTTCGATGTGCCGCATGATGCCCATGTACACGTCCGCGGTCTCGATATCTCCCTTGTCATCGACAGGGCTGATCTGCGGCGCCGGCTTCTGCTGGCGGATCTCGTTCGATACGGCGTGGACTAAGCCGGGAAGGCGGTTGATCGTTAAGCAGGGGCGTCCTTCGTCTGCCCGCTGTCTCTCGATCTTGTCCGGCCACTGGTCGCCATCGTAGAAATTTAAGTCCTCCAGTGCCAGTTCGCGATATTCCGTCTCCGCTTCTGATACCTGCTTGAATCTGTCCCGCGCTTTGGCCAGGAACTCTTCTTCGTAGCGCTGTTCGACAGATTTGGCGTCGTCGTCTGCTTCCCTTGAGGAAACGGCAACCACGTAATTATCAGGCATGCTTTTATTGCTGGTTACTGCGGGTTACCCCGCTTACCTTTCGTCGTGTCCAAATCCGGGTTACCCACATTACCCTCTTCAGGACACGAATGCCCCGCAGAGGCGTTACGCACCTTATTGCGGTGGTTCCTCTTCGCAGCCTTCGCCCGTATCCAGTGGTTCCGGTGTGATTGTCACTGAGCCGATGGCATCGGTTTCGCTGTCGCTCACTTCATTCACTGCGTAGTTCAGCAGGAATCCGATTCTCCGGCGCATTGGGTTGCCGTACTGGTCCAGAATGAGCGGCATATTTATTCCTTCTCGCTTCATGACAAATCCTGCCGGCCCGCCGCCTGTCATTTATTACTTGTTCTGTGTAGACCTCACCAAGTCCAGCTTCCGCAAATGCATTCCGCATTGTGCCGAAATGGCGACGGTAAATCGTGTCATCCGGAACCAGACCGCGCCTGAAGTCTGTTCCCCGCGGCAGCACACGATGCGCTACATAAAAGTCACGCAGAATCTCGATTAGCATTTCTCTGCTGTACTTGCGCCCCGGGAGAGTGCCGTTCGTCGGGAGATTCAGCAGTGACATGACATCATTGATTCGCGTCACATTGAATGCCAGCGCAACACTTGCAGGGGAGAGCCCCTCGCAATACAGTTCCTTCCATGACGGCGTATGCCCCAGTTTGGAGATAATATGCCGCAGCTTTTCCAGAATCTGTGCGTGGCAGGTGCCGCGCACATTTCTTGCTTCAGTTGTAATGGGCCCCGCCGGATTCTCACTGAGCATTCTGCTTCTGGCATGCTGCCGCAGTTCAGTGCTGTTCTTCATATGAGACGGATGCCGCAGCCAGTTCTCTGTCCGGCGACTGGCCTGATCCGACATCTTCCGTCGTATAGACTCGTTGACCAGACCGGCCTTCTGATTGAAGCCGTGCTTCCGTTTGTATTCAGCAGCTCTTATGCCGTGAGCCAGAAACGCATGCGTGGCAAGGTGACTCCGCCACTCGCCGCATTCATGGCACTTGATCTTGTCCTCGGCCGGATCGTACTCAAGAGCGCCTCGCACCGATTGACCCGATGGGATAAATGGCGCCTTCTGCTGATACAGAAAGATTTCGTTGCCGATAATGACATGGCTGTCATTCATACAAATATTTCAGCCCATCCAGCCCGTGCTGCGCATACCCGGCGTGACGTACACCGTTTTCTCTTTCGGCGGTTCCGGCTTCGTGCGGCACAGGTTCTGCAGTTCCATCACCACGTACCTCAGCGCATCGACGAGGTGATCGTTGCTTTTGACCACACGCCCGCGTTCATCCCGACGGTACAGCCGCATCTCCTGCAGCAGGTTCGTGCAGCTTTTGAATATCTTCAGCCGGCCGGATGTCAGCCTCGAAACGATGTTGTAGATACCCGCTTCCACCGCGTTGTCCGCTTCCGTCAGGTCGAGCCCCAACTGGCGGTACATATCAAGAAGGTTGCGCCCGTCGATCTGGTTGCGGCCGCGTGATGCCGGATCGATAGCCCCGCGTATCCACGTGCCGCGTGCCTTGATCGCCTCGGCGTGAATAACCGGCTCCGCCTCACCACGGTAGTGCTCTGAATAGACGTAGACACAGTCGGTGTCGCGGTTTAATGCCACCCACAACGCAGCGGTCCTGGACCAGCCCACATCGAAACCATATGCCCTGGGCCAATGGTCAGCGACTTCAATATCAGGTATGAGGTAATCCTCCAGTGCTACCTGGAAAATAGCTCCGCTTCCCAATACGGGGATGCCTCTCGTACGAGCATCCCTTTGATACGCGGGTATCGAATCGTAAAGGGACTTTTTGGCCTCTTCCGTCAGATGTGGAATGTCCGACCACGAGGCCATGGTCAGGTGTTTGATTTCTGTGCCCTCTTAATCAGCCAGATCACGAGATCGTCATTGAACTTGGAAGAGTTGTTGCTTGACGATGTAATACACAGGTTGTCGGCGTCATTCGTGCCACCCTTGCTGATCGGCACGATATGGTCAATTGTAGGAATATCAATCAAATCGCCAGTGTACGCATCGAGGTATTTGTTGCCAACCCTCGCCTGCTCCAGTGTCTGTTCAATGGCTGCCCTGATCTCCGGAGACTTTTTGTTCCAGCCCTTTTCCAGCCTGCGTCTCTGTTCGCAAATGCGCTGGACAAGTTTTCGCTTCTCAGGATTGAGTGCACTCCAACGTTTGCTACGGGCGTTATGGGTCTCTTTATTGGCCTGTCTTGACTGACGTTTTCGGACGTTGAATGCAGCCAGGTCCTTGATGCGATAACTGCGCTGGTACCGTGCTTTGCTTATCTTGATCTGCGGACGATTCCGGGCATATTCGTTTTTGCACGGCTTGCAGTAACTTTCGCGATAGCGCTTCCGCTCGCCATTCGCACGCACGCGCCAACTGCCCCAGTGGAATTCCTCCAACTGCTTCAGTTCGCCGCACTGAGTACACTTCTTTTGATCGGGTACGCTGGTTTCAGCCATGCCGCAACTCCCCTTAAGTTGTGGTTTCGGTCAGGGGCAGCCGGTGCTGATAACACCGTCTGTCCTGCTTAATCCATTATCT